GTACCGAACAATACTCAGGTGTTACCCAATCTCCATTTGAATCTTTCTTGATTTCAGGTGTAACTAAAGATAATGATAATTTCTCTTTCGAAACATCTATGTCTCCTTCTTCTCCGAAATTCATTACGAAGGTATTAGGAGTTGATAACTTCGGAAAATCAAGAAATGAGGTTCCTGTATTTGTGGAAGAAATTTATCCTTCTACTTTGGTTTACGCATATAACCAAGGATACATTCGTGGATTAAGTTGTGATTTAATCGCACTTGAAGGTGCTAGAAGTGAAGACCCACAGTCAATAGCATATAATGCAACTCAATATAAATCCCCAAGTACACCTTTCTTAGTATCTGAACTTAGAGGTAATAAGGTTTATAACTTGTTCAAGTTCATATCAATTTCTGACGGAAATGCGGCAAACACAGAAGTAAAAATTTCTATAGCTAACTTATCATTCAATAACATGACATTTGATGTATTAGTTAGAAATTTCTTCGATACAGATGCTAACCCGATAGTAATTGAGAAGTTTACAAACTGTAACATGGACCCTAATTCCAACAATTTCGTAGCTAAGAAAATTGGTTCTAGTGATGGGGAGTATGCATTGATTTCACGATATATCATGGTTGAGTTAGCTGATGAGGCACCAATCGACGCAATACCTTGTGGTTTCTACGGATATACTCAAAGAGAATACGCTTCAGTAAGTAACCCTTCTCCAGTTCCAATTTTCAAAACTAAGTACTATTTCCCTGGTGAAGTAATTTATAACCCTCCATTCGGAGCACCAACCGACGTAACTGAATCTGCGGGCGATATTGTCAGAAGAAGTTATTTAGGTTTCTCAAGTCAGTTCGGAATAGATGATTCTTTATTACAATATAAAGGAACACAAAATCCTTTGAATTGGGTAACATCTCCACTGCCAGTGGCGGGAGCGGCTTGGAATTACTTAAGTAAAGGTTTCCACATGGACTCAGGAGCTACAGTTGTTACAATCTCCAACTCCTCATTAACAAGTGGACAAACAGCATTTGAATGTGGTGTCGCAGACTTTACAAGAGACCCTGAAACACAAGATAACCCTTATTACTTCATTTATTCAAGAAAATATACAGTGTGTTTTGCTGGTGGATTTGATGGATGGGACATCTACAGAGAGTTCAGAACCAACGAAGATAGATTCCAAGTTGGTGCCGCAGGATTCTTAGCAGGAGCATCTCCATCTCAAAGATATCCAAACGCAACAGGAGATGGATTGTTCAAGAGAATTGTAGTTCAAAACAATACTCAAGACTTTGCAAACACTGACTATTACGCTTACTTACTTGGTATATTGACATTCGCTAATCCTGAATCAACAAACATCAACGTGTTTGCAACATCAAGTATTGATTATGTAAATAACTCTAACCTTGTTGAAGAAGCTATTGACATGGTACAGTTCTCAAGAGCGGATTCAGTTTACATCGCTACTACACCTGATTATCGAATGTATACTCCTGATGCAACTAATCCACAGGATATTATTTATCCTCAGGAAGCGGTTGACAACTTGGATAACACTGGTATTGATTCTAACTACACTGCGACTTACTATCCATGGATTCTAACAAGAGATACTGTTAATAACACACAAATTTATCTTCCACCAACAGGTGAAGTTTGTAGAAACTTGGCATTGACAGATAACATTGCATTCCCTTGGTTCGCATCAGCGGGTTACACAAGAGGTCTTGTGAACTCAATCAAAGCGAGAGTTAAGTTGACCCAAGAAGACAGAGATACCTTGTATCAGGGAAGAATCAACCCGATTGCAACATTCTCTGATGTGGGAACTGTAATTTGGGGTAACAAAACCTTACAAGTAGCTGATACAGCACTTAACAGATTGAACGTGAGAAGATTGTTACTTCAAGCTCGAAAGTTGATTTCAGCAGTAGCAGTAAGATTGTTGTTCGAACAAAACGACCAAATAGTGAGACAACAGTTCTTAGATAGTGTTAACCCTATCTTAGATTCAATTAGAAGAGACAGAGGTCTATACGACTTTAGGGTAACAGTTTCTTCTTCACCTGAAGACTTAGATAGAAATACATTAACAGGAAAGATATACTTGAAACCTACGAAGGCATTAGAATTCATTGATATTGAATTCTTCATCACTCCAACAGGAGCTTCGTTCGAAAATATCTAATAATTAATAGGGGGGTGAAATCCCCCCTTTAGCCAAATGAAAAAAGTTTTTACAGAAGGATTTAAAGTTGAAGGCACACCTGACTTGAAATATTATGCGTTCGATTGGGACGATAATATTGTTCACATGCCGACAAAAATTTTAGTTAAAGATGAGAGTGGGAACGAAGTTGGAATGTCTACTGATGATTTTGCGGAGTTTAGACATCAAATAGGGAAAGAACCGTTTAGTTACAAAGGTAACACGATAGTGGGATATAGTGATTCTCCATTTAGAAATTTCAGAACCGACGGGGACAAAGATTTTTTGGTGGACGCTATGAGAGCAAAAACAGGTCCAGCTTTCGATGATTTTAGAGAGGCAATTAATAACGGTTCAATATTTGCGATAATTACTGCGAGAGGACATAATCCTAATACTATAAAAGAGGCAATTTATAACTATATTATAGAAGGCTTTAATGGTATCGACAAAGATGAATTAGTTAAAAACCTAAAAAAATACAGGTCTTTTATGGGTGAAGATGAAATGACTGACGAGGAATTAATCAAGTCATATTTGGAACTCAATAAATATCATCCTGTGTCGTTCGGTGATGAAGAAGGAGCGGTGAACCCTGAGGAAGCCAAAGTGGAGGCTATGGAAAGTTTTGTTAATTACATTAAAGCTATGGCAGCTGTACTTAATAAAAGAGCATTCTTAAAAAAGGATATTGCAAATAAATTCAATCCTAAAAACTTATCTATAGGATTTAGTGACGATGATCCAAAAAATATAGAAGTAATGAAAAAACACTTTAAAAATAAACCAGATAATATAGTAAAAACTTATTCTACTGCTGGAGGAGTTAAGCAGGAAGTTAATTAAGGATATATCTTTCAAAAAAAAAGTAAACAGAAAAATTTTTGTGAAAGGATATATTTATCAATAAAATAACAAAAACAAAAAAAATAAAAAACACATGGCTGATTTATTAATGAAAATGCCGATACCTTACGAACCGAAACGACAGAATCGTTTTATCTTAAGGTTTCCATCATCACTAGGTATAAATGAATGGTTTGTTGAATCATCAGCAAGACCACATATACAAATAGTATCCACTCCAATCCCTTTTTTGAACACTGAAACTTATGTTGCGGGAAGGTTTACTTGGCAAACAATTCCAGCAGTATTCAGAGACCCGATTGGACCTTCTGCAGCACAAGCTCTAATGGAATGGGTTCGTTTACACGCAGAATCTGTAACAGGACGTATGGGTTATGCTGCAGGTTACAAAAAAGATGTTGACCTCGAAATGTTAGACCCAACCGGAGTTGTTGTGGAAAAATGGATTCTATATGGAACATTCCTAACAGATGTGAACTTCAACGCTTTAAGTTATGCTCAAGACGGATTAGCAACGATAAGTACAACTTTGAGAATGGACCGTTGTGTACTTGTTTACTAATTCATCAAGATACTATTGATTAAAATTCAAACACTTTTATATTTAACCGTAAATCACTAAACTTTACGGTTAAATTTTTATATGGATAATCAAGCAAGAGAATATGGACAAACGAATTTTTCGTTACCTCACGACGTTGTGCCGTTACCGACACAAGGTATGTTTTACAAAAACAAGAAGAAAGCAATAAAAGTTGGATACCTTACTGCTAATGATGAGAATATCCTCATGGGAGGTGGAAATGACATGACCCAAGTTTTGTTGAGATCTAAAATCTACGAGCCGGATATTCGAATTGAAGATTTGATGGAAGGAGATGTTGAAGCAATATTAATTTTTTTAAGAAACACATCATTCGGTCCTGAAATGGAATTAAATTTGGTCGACCCAATCACTAAAAAACCATTCAAAGGTACGGTCAGACTCGATGAATTGGATGTTATTAAGGGTCAACAACCATTAGAGGATGGAACATTCGTAACAAAACTACCAAAGTCCGAAACTACCGTAAAAATAAAACCTTTAACTTATGGTGAGATTTTAGAAATCCAAAAAATGTCGGAATCATATCCTTTAGGTAGAACCGCACCAAAGGTTACTTGGAGGTTGAACAAACAAATTACAGAGGTAAATGGTATAACAGATAAGTCAGAAATTGCTAAGTTTATAGACCAAATGCCAATCGCCGATTCGAAGTATATAAGAAAGTTCATGGATGATAATGAACCAAAATTAGATTTAACGAGAACAGTAATAGCCCCATCAGGAGAGAAACTAACAGTCAATGTTGGATTTGGGGTTGACTTTTTTCGTCCTTTCTTCTGATTATAGGAAGGGGCAAATTGATGAATTTTACTTTCTGAAGACACTTTTAAATGTATCTTATTCTGATTTTTTGATAATGCCAATATTCGTCAGAAAGTATCTTTTAGATAAATGGGTTGAATTAAACAAAAAGGGCTGAAAAATCAGCCCTTTTATATTTATATATATAACACACAATTATGTTTTTTGAAGGAACAGACGGAACAGCAACAGGACCACAGGATTTTGATTTTGATATTAACAAAGTCCGAAAAAATTTAGATTTATTATCAGGTCAAATTCTTTCTACCTTTACACAAGGAAGACAAAGAGTAACTGAGTTTCAACAATCAATAGCTGACGTTTTACCTCAAGTAAGAGCTTTCGGTGTTGACTTACCTAACTTAGGAAAACAGATTGAAGGAATTGCAGTAGCGTCTAGAAGAAATGTTATTGAGACTACAGAAAATACGAGAGAGTTAGTTGCGGCTTACAAACTTCTTAATATAAATGCTGGTGACCTAGCGAATGCATTTTTAAGTGTTGGTGTTGGAATCGGAGAAATGGGAGATAGTCTCAAAGATTCGATTAACTATGTAAGAAGTATTGGTGCGAATGCCAAACAAGTCATGAAAGATGTGACTGATAATATGGCACAAATGAACCGATTTCAATTTGAGGGTGGAGTTCAAGGTTTAACGAAAATGGCAGCTCAGGCTTCACTGTTGAGGTTTGATATGAAACAAACTTTTGAATTAGCTGAAAAAGTGATATCACCTGAGGGAGCAATTGACGTAGCATCAGCATTTCAAAGACTTGGAGTAGCCGCGGGAAACTTAGTTGATCCATTCGCATTGATGAATGCGTCAATAAATGATCCAGGGGAATTACAAGATAGTTTGGTAGAAGTTGCAAAACAATTTACATACTTCGATGAAAAAACTCAAACATTCAAAATCAACCCACAAGGTGTTCTAACTCTCAAAGAAATACAACAACAAACAGGAGTGAGTGCTGCTGAGATGAGTAAGTTGGGATTGGCGGCTGCCGAGTTGGATGAAAGAATATCTCAAATAAGCCCATCTATCACATTCAAAAATGAAGAAGACAGACAATATCTTGCAAACATTGGAAGGATGGGTGAGGGAGGAGAGTATGAAGTTGAAGTAAAAGGTCAAAAAGACGCGGTTAAATTATCGGAATTAACTCAAAAACAACTAGATGATTTGATTGACGAACAAAAAAAAGGGCCTAAAACACTTGAAGATTTAGCTAAGGCACAACTAACAATTGAAGAACTTAGTGCAGGTTATCTTGCATCAATAAATTACTCTTTATTAGGGGGGGTTTTGACTGATGAAAATATACGAGACCTTATTGAAGGTGCTAGAACAACAGTAGATGTTGTCGGAGAAGCAACTACTGGAGTTGTGACAACAGGAACAGTAAGGGAGAAGAGTGAGGCAAAAACTGAAAGAATCGCTGAGAATGAGGAAATCAAAGCAAGAATTGCATCAGGGGATATTATGGGGGCGATTGGCGAATTAGGTAAAGTAACCGCTGGAAATGTTTCAGAATTTGGTAGTGAAGCTCTCATAATGTTTGGAGAAATTGGAAATGATATTAGAACAAAATTGGAAGAGAAGGGTGGATTTGCTGCAGATATGGCGGGAAAAGTTGATGTTTTATTGGCCAGTTTGGCATCCAAGTTCGCTGATTTACCTGATGGTACCGGTGGTACCACATCTGAAGATAATTTTTGGACCAAAGTCACATCAGGAGGGATGTCAGGAGCAAACCGAAACTTGGGAGCAGTTGCTGACCAAGTAAGAGAACAAAAAAGTCTTATCGAATTATTAGGAGAAATAAAAGTGAATGTTAATTTCCAAGACATGGCAACGGGTTTAAGCCCCGAACAGAAAGAGCAAATTACCAAAACGATATCGGATAAATTAAATGAGCAGAGATTTAAGGATTACATTGTTAATGTTACCACTCCGAGTAGTGCCTTTAGAGGTGCAGGTGGAGTAACCTACTGAATTTTTTAAATAAAAAATCAATCATAACCTATTTATTAATAAAAATATAAATGGCAAGTCCGTTATTAGATTTAACAAATTCAGAAGGGTTTAGAAAAAAACTTTTGACTAGGAACTTAACACCCTACGCAAAAGCACCAAACAGACCAACACTACCAATCGACACGGAATACGTTCAATCGAATTCGTCAGTTCAAGACAGTCCTGATAAATTGATTGATGAACCTTCTTTTGCCAACAAATTATATCCACTTAATCAATATGGTAATGAAGGTGGATACGAACAAGTTCCCGATCCAGGAGCTTTACTGAATACCAAATCTAATGAAGGGGAATATGGATTTCAGGATGCTAACATCCTTGACCAATCTAGTACTGAATCACAAAAGTGGAAACCCCTTAATGTTTTTTCTAATGGGAATCAACTTCCGTTAGACAGTGCACCTTTTTTTTCATCGGTAGATAGACCCTTAACTTCCAACAAGTCAAACAATCAACCGTATCCAACTACGTTTGTATCATCAACTTACACGCCAGTATCGATATTGCTATCTCCCGATCCGAGTGGTAGTAATGGATTGTTGAGTCAAGACTCATTCATTGCACGTTTAGGAGCCCAAACTCTCAGAAAAGAATTTGAAGATAGAATCGCTGCACAAATACGACAGGACACCTTAGGAAGGGCAAACGTTCTGAACGTATCAAGTGGTACAGACATAGTCAACATATTGTCGGGTGTTGTTCCAATTATTGAACCTGTTTATACAATAACAGTAACCGCTAACCCGATACTAGCTGCAACAAATTTTGCATTAAGACTTGGAGGAAGTATACTACCTGTATCACCAATTCCTGGTTCATATTTTGACCCAAATGTTACATTAGGACAACCAACAACAATACAACAAATATCAAACGCTTTTAGAAGAAGTGGTGTTGGTAAGTTCTTCAACCGATTAATGGGTGGTGGAGAGACTGGTTCCCAAATCATGTTTAATAACATGGGTGCGGGACAAAGGTCTAGGTTGTTCAAAAATATAGATTTCAACAGATACAAACCTAATTTTCCGAGAAACTTTTTCCAAAGACTTGGGGGGACACTTTTAGGTACAGTATCTGATAATAGTAATTTTTACGTTGGAAGTATAACTTCTAACCCTTCTCAAATATTTTCTCCTGTTGGAGATGTCCCTGTCAATCAATTTGGAGTAGAACAACAATCACCTGTCTATGGTCCGTCAGAGTTAGCACAACTATATGAAGGACCAAGCCAATCAATCAGACTTGGTGCAAATGGACCCACATACAGTAATGGTGGAGGTATTGAAGGTGGGTTTACTTGGGTTTCACCAAAGTATAAGGGAAACGCTGGAAAGAAAGTTGGTATTGGTGGTGAAGTCACAGAAGAAGATGAGGATTTTAGACCATCATCATATGTTAATACTGAATCGGTAAACAATGAGTTCAGAAGTGGGTCTATTCTTGATAAAACACAAAGAATAATTGACAGTCAGCCACAAGGGGGTAAACGTCTCCAACACGTTGGAAACGCTATCGACCAAGTAAGTAAAGTGTTCAATGATGGATATAAAGAACTCACAAAGGGTTCAAGAGTATACAGATATGTGGGGGCTATAGGTCAGGAGGTTGGTACGGAGTACTGTCGAGTATTTGCTAAAGATATACCATATCTACAATATAACGACTTACAAAAACAAGATGGTATTACAACTGAAGGACGAAGGTTTGCGTATTCAGTGTTGGATAAGACTTACAACCTTAATATCGTACCCAATAAACAAGAAGGAGGACAGGATTCATCGAATATTGTTGGAACAATTAATAATGCGGTTGCTAAAAAATACATGTTCTCTTTGGAGAATTTGGCATGGAGAACTTCTAACACACCTGGATTTTCGACCGCAGATTTAGCGGTATGTGAAAGAGGTCCAAATGGTGGAAGGGTAATGTGGTTTCCACCGTATGGATTGACATTCAGTGAAAACGTATCTTCGAATTGGAATCAATCCGATTTTTTGGGTCGTCCAGAACCAATTTATACTTACAAAAATACATCGAGAACAGGTACATTACAGTGGAAAATTGTAGTAGACCACCCATCAGTTCTTAACGTAATTGTTAATAAGGTCTTGGGTAACGAAACAAATAAGACTCGTGTTGATAGTATCTTAGAATCTTTTTTTGCTGGTTGTAGAAAATATGATATCTATGAGTTAGCAAAAAAATATGTGACGGTAAATCCAAATGATTTGTTCGAATTACAACAAGCAATTTCTTCAAAAGAAATGAGTCGAGAACAAATTGTCTATACTCGTGGAACAATCGAAACTGGTGCATTCTCACCAGGATCGGAAGCCCAACCACTTGCTCAAGAAGGTGGAGGAGGAAACACAAACTTAAACTTCGACAAATATTTACAACTAGGTTTTTATTTCGGAAATGATTATCCCAAACCAAAAACAAGTATAAATTATACTACTGAATACCCAAGATATAGTGAGGAAGTAGCAACAGAGTATTCCAAAAAAACGAATGCTCAAGAAACAAAGACGTTTTTTGATACAACAGTAACTCCGAATTATGAGGCTATGAATGAGTTTGCAATTGATTTAGGTAAACAATTGGGAACCAATGAAGGAACTGTAACTGTATATATTAGTTCTAGTTGTTCTGCACCTCAAACTGAATCATATAATCTTGAATTATCAAAACGTAGAATAGAAGCAACTATTAGGTTTTTTCAAGAAAACGATGCAACGAAAACTTTCATCACTCAAAACCGATTGATGGTTAAAGAGGACCCCGAAGCTGGTGCTCTTGGGGAAAGGGCAGTGTCAAATCCCAAGAAAAGTAATTTGACTAATGGTCCATATATTGATTCTCTTGAACCTAACGGAAAAACATTCGATTGTAGCGATAGTAACCCTAGTGCGGATGGTGGAGATACTCCAGTGGGTGCTAAAGAAGTTTTTACAGTTGGTGCAATGGCTTGTAGAAGATCATTCATTTCGAAAATAGTCCCAAATCTGAAAGCCCCTCAGACTGGGCCCAATGGACAAGGGACACCAGCAACACAGACAAATCCAACGACAAGTTCAAGTACAATTCCAATTCTGATTGGAAATGTTGTTACTCAGACTGTAACTGAACCAGTTATTGAACAACGATGGGAACCTAGAGATAACATCACTAAAAAAGTGGTGAGAGTTTTATTATCTGAGTGTGACTATTTTGAAACTATAAAAGCCGAAACTCCGATGGTGTATGATAACCTAAAAGACAAGTTAAAGTTTTTTCAACCGTCTTTTCATTCAATGACTCCTGAGGGATTGAATTCAAGATTAACCTTTCTGCAACAATGCATGAGACCTGGGGATACCATACCAACAGTTAAACAATCCACACAAGGAGGTAAACCCGAATTACAGTATAATAATGCAACTAACACATCCTTTGGAGCACCTCCAGTGTTAGTATTGAGAGTTGGAGATTTTTACAACACAAAAATTATTCCAACATCACTAGCAATAACCTATGAGGGATTGGACATAAATCCCGAAGGAATCGGTGTTCAACCGATGATTGCAAACGTTTCGTTATCATTCAACTTTGTAGGAGGAAGTGGATTGAAAGAATCAGTTGACAAGTTACAGAATGCTCTGACCTTCAATTATTATGCTAACACTGAAATTTATGATGAAAGGGCGGATGCTACTGATATAGAGTCTTCAAAAATATTGGACCAAATATTTTTAGCAGGACAAGTTCCACCACCCATACCTGGTGTCAATAGTGCAGCACCAAATAATGGTCAAGATAACAACAATACTATTGGTACGATAGTCAGTTCTTTGATAGATGTTAATGGAACTACAACAGGTGTTATAAGTTATAGTGGATTCATGGATAAAGTTGTAAGTAACACTCAAACATACTTCACAAATGTTGTCAACAAAACCAAAGAAAGTGTCAATCAATACAACAATGCAGTAAGACAACAGTGGTTGTTAGAAAGAAATTATACTCAAGGAAATTTTAATGTATCTCCCGATCCAGTAGTGTTGTTTGGTAAACCTAATAATGTTGAGAAAAGATTTGATGAAATATTTGCGGAACTTGATAAAAATATTAAAGATGATGAAGAAGGATTCATTAAGTATGTTTCGGAACCATCCAAAAATTTATCACCAAAATTAATTAGAACTCTTAAAGAAAATTATAGAAATTTTGTATCAAGGAAAAGAGGTTCATTTCAAAATGGTATTTCAACGATTACACAGAGTTTGGTAAATGAAGAACAGACATATCTACAAACTCTTGGTAGATTGAATACAATACTGTTCGACCCCACAGATTCCAATAAGGGTACAGACGGTCTCCAAGCTAAAAATGGGCCCGTCACAATATATGTGACATCAGGAACTTTAGACGTTCATCCGAATTCAGTAGGAGATACATATTCGGAATTAGTACAAGACACGAATAAAATACGAGAAGATATTGCCGCGTTCAATACAATAATTCAGGGTAAAAAATCATTTGTTTATCCTGCGAATAATAACACATACGAAGGAAGATTAGTGTTCGAAACTGTTAATGGAAAATCAAATGCTGTGACAGTCGAACAAGTTTTCCTACCATTCAGTACAAATCCTCTTTTAGGAAATAATGTTGAAAGAAGAGTATATATGATTGTTTCCGATGATGTTGTTGATGAGAAAAAATATGAAACCTTTAAACAACAACTGATTGGAAATATCCTCGGAAATAAAGCGTTACTCGGAGACGGGTCTGTTGACATTGAAGACATATTTGATACATATTGGTTAAGAATCGCGAGACCTGTTTTCTTGGAAGAGAATAATATAACAAAATCATTTATAGAAAATTTAGAAAAAAATGATTTGAAAGATTATTTAATTTATACACCATTTGATTTGAAAAAAGAAAGAAATCTAACCTTTACAACAGAAAATTCTGCGGATAGTGGACAATTGAAATCACAAGAAAATATGATAAAAGGGTTAGCAAATACTACAAATCAAAATACGAATGTACTAACTTGGAATGATGTAAACGGTAACGACGCTACGGGAGCATATATATCTAAAGCAAAACTTAACTAATGGCATATCAATATTGGAATAGATACAGTGATTTTCTTATTAATGGGGAACAAACAGTCGTTCCCTTTGTTTACCTGCCTCAAAAACCGACGGATAAAGCATTTATCTACAAAGTTGCTAAAAGTAGATTAGATAAAGTTTCCCAAGAATTTTATAATTCACCTGTATTTAGCTGGTTGATACTCCAAGCAAATCCCCAATTCGGAGGTCTTGAAAATAATATTTATGATGGTGCGGTATTGATTATACCATTTCCGTTATTACCATCTTTACAAGATTATAAGGCTGCAATAGAAAATCATTTTTATTATTATGGTAGGTAACACACAAGCGGACACAAGTGGAAATATTTTAGTTGAGTTGGACGAAAACAATATTATTGTAGTTGACCCAAACAAAACTACTGATAATTTCGGGAACATCAAGGAAAGGCTTGTTGACCACGAAAACCTTGTGATGTATGCCAACTTGGAGGCTGATGTCTTACCACGAACAAAATTGTCGGTTGGTGGAAGCCCTAATGATAGAATCCAGACTATCTCTGTTGCAAAAATGAATTTTCTGAAACCCACTAAAAATTCATATCTCGGAACAGGTTATTATGATGAGATGACTGGTGAAAATACGACACAATTCAAAGGAGAGAATCAAAAAGCTGCAATAGCTCAGCCTGCGACTGATAGTACTAACCCTTATGTACTCGAGACAGTTGTCAATCAAAAGGACGTAATTGATAACGGATTATTGGGTATTACATCGATTAATATCAAAACATCATCAAATTTCATTCCATCGGTGGACATATTATTGGAGGATGTTCAAGGGAAAGGATTGTTTCAGTTAGGTAATAATTCACCTTATTCTGCCTTCTTCAACTTACCGTACCCACAATTCTATCTTACACTCAAAGGATATTATGGACAAGCAATAAGATATCAACTCAACTTGAAAACTTTTCACGCTTCATTCAATGGATTTAGTGGAAATTATCAGGTTAGATTAAATTTTGTAGGATACAAATTCAATATCTTGAATGAAGTGGCAATGGGTCACCTATTGGCAACTCCTCACATGTATAGTCAAAGGTTCGATGTCACCCAAACAGTGGATGGTCCTCAACAACCTAATAAAGCAGCTGAGTCTCAAGCAAGTACTCAAGCTGAAAGAGGGGCAAATAATTTAGGTTCTAATGAAGCAGTTGTCACCCAACTTGTAGCTGAAAAAGGATATCAGAAAATATTGGAAGTTTACAGTGAATACAAAGCTAAAGGATTAATAGCCCCTGATTTTCCAGAGTTAACATTAGTTCAACTAATGAATAAGTTGGAAACTTTTGAACAACTAATTGCGGATTCGTTTGATAAAACTGAAGTAGAGTCATTGACGAATATTAGAAACTACAAGTCGGTTCTTACACAGTATTTTGCAGCAATTAGAGGATCGAACACATCCTGGTTTAATAGGAATTTAAATCCAAGACCAATAGTCCTCAAAAATGGTCAAAAATTATATGTATTTAAAGACTTGTCAAAAGAAGCTAAGGAAATTGAGATAAGTCAATTACAAGGGGATATTATAAAATTCAACGATGTGTTGGCAAGCAATCCGACGTTGGGGTCCAAAGGGGCGGCACCAATTCCAAATCCTATAAAATATGATATGATTGAGGCAACAGCACCAGTGTTTTCGGAAGTTAATTGGAGAGAAACAACTAGAATCCAAACAGGAATTGTTAACCCGAGTACTGTGGATGAAACTCAAACAAAGATTAACTTAACAAAGTTTTTTGTTCCTACATCTATAGAATTACCCAAAAACCCATCTGGAATTATTGAAACATTGGAGCTTTTAGCTATAGGTACTTTAGTTAAAGAAAAATGGTTTGTATTTGAAGACGAAGGACGATTCGACAAAGAAATTGCCTCACTTGAAACTCAAGCCAACAAAAAACTATCTGATTACGAAAGTCAAATTACTACAGCACTATTAAGAAAAGTTGAGGATACTGCTACGGGTCTCGGGTTCAAACCCACTGTGAGAAATATGTTAGCGGTTATTATGGCATCTGCAGAAGGTTTCATTCGTCTTTTGGATGATGTTCATACGAATGCGTGGGACGTGAAGTATGACCCTGTTAGAAAACAAGCGATTTTGAACGACTTGGCTTCAGCACCAAGTTCTGATTCTCAAGATGATTTGAAATTAGGTGCAAACGCAATTGATGAAATTGGTGGATTAAAGTTAGCTGAAATACCAGTTTATCCTTGGCCACAATTTTTTGTTGAAACTCAAGATGAAAAAAACAAATTTCAATTGAAATACATAGCGGACCCATCTGTTGTGGATTTGACACAAGGATATCTTTTTGACAAATGGCCGGAAGTTGAATTTGTCGAGGAATATATGAAGGGATTAACACAAAAGTTTCAGAATCCTACTGCTCCTCCACCATTAGATAATGAACGGGATACTAATATTATTAACATCAATGCGATTGAATTTCCGTCGGCGGGATTGGCGTATTCGAACAAAGAAGAAATAAAGTTTTTTTATGAAATATGGGAAAGACAATTTTTAACTTCTCGTTATTCTGGATTTATAAGGGGAAACTCGAATCAGATTAATGAATTGATTACATTAAACACGGAGGCAGAAGCTAATAATATTATTTCGAAACTTGGAATAAGTTCTCCATACTTAACATTGAAACTAAAAAACTTCAATTTAAATGCTTCTGACTACCCTGAATTCTTGAGAACAATATCAAACTCAGGGACAGGTAGAGCTTATCAAGATTTTATTAGAGATTTTTTCGTGACTCCATATATTAAAAGGATAACTGAAAAATCGTTCGAAATTGTCAGTACTTTGGATTTAGGTAAAATACCTCAAACCGCAACGAAATCAGAAGCACTAAGATCTTTAGTAGTCAATGCGCCAAATGACCCTTTAATTGTAGATACTTTACCTTACACAGACCAAACTTGGTGTATTAACAATTTAAACCAGGGAAATAGTGCTTTGTCCAATCAAGTTTATAATACAAACAAGTCTTTGACTATTTTTGAGCCAAGAAGAATTATTGCAAACTTTACCGACGTGTATAACTACACAACAAATAGACCTGTAACAAATTTCTCATATATATTAAATCAAAATCCGACTGAGACTATTGACACGACTGGAATTTCTTCATACACAACATACGGACCTCTTGGACTCAGTGCATTTTATCTGAACAGAAACCCTCAGGATTTTGTTGCGACTGAAGGATATATCAATGGTACTACTCCTACGAGAGCTTTCAGTCCAAGAAGTACTACTTCAATGTTGAATACTCCTTACTTTATAAATGCAGTACAAAACGGAGTTTATAATTCTAGGTTGTCAGGAATATCTTATCCGTATGTTCAAGCGGCATATATGTTCCTGAATTCATTACCTTTAGCAACTTTAAGGGAAAAATACAAATCTGTTTCGAACAATATTACAACCGATTTGGATTACATATCCTCAACATTCAAAAAATTTGGTGCGATTCATAAGTTACCATATGCTTGGATTTTAAAATATGGTTCGATTTGGCACAGGTACAAAAAATACAAAGAGTCAAATATTGATATATTGGAAAGTGCTTGGAAAAATTTCGATTATGCGGGGAATTTCTATCCAGTCACAAGCGCTGTAACCGAAACATATGAATTCAAGTATTCGAATGTCGATACAAAAATAACACTTCAAAGTGAAGGGGTAACTCAAATCCAGATGCAAGTCGGATTTTATCCTAAAGTTATTAATGACTTCAACGTTTTTTTAAACGGATATGATTTGTATGAAAATTATACGAGTGAGGAAATTCAACAGAGTGTCAACTCTGGAATGAAATTATATAATTTCGGTTCATCAAACATCGATAGCGCTAAACAAGGAGATAAAAATTTAAGATTAACAACATGGTCGATTTTACTACCAAACATAACTCTTAGACCTCCAATTGATTGTAATCCGAAAGATAATACTGTTGGTGATGATTACTTTGTTATTCCATCATTTGGTACACCATTTAATCAAACAGTGGATTCTTGTATCAGTGACCAAACAACATCTCCAACAACTGTTGTAAATTTAACTAACAATCCGAACATGTACAATGGGTCGGTCAGATGTTTATGGTCAGCCCCTAACTATGGTTATTTTGATAGTAATCAATTGGCCTTCCCTCAACCTGATTCATATCTAACTTCAATCACGAATGGTAATAGTCAAACACCATTATATTTTCTCACACAAGACAACTATACAAAAATAGAAGAAGTGTTTTCTGTTTTCGAAAAGAAAATTTTAGATTCGTTCGAAACTGAATTTTTAAATTTTTGTAAACCAATTGGTAACGCTTCAACAGGTAGAAATATTGTAACTTTTGGACAGTCACCTGTGGACCCTAATGCTACTTTTAAAAACTTTCAATCATTATTCAGAAGTTTAATGGTGGTACCAGCTAAAACGAAAACGGAAACTGATGAGTTGTATTTTAACAATGTAATTAATAATCAATATTCACTATTCCAAAATGGTATAAAATCATTTATGGAATATGATGTGATATTCAAATATGGTAATCCGTCCAACTACGAAAGGAGAATTTTCGATTCTTACTTATCTCACAACAATACTCAAGAAGTTGTCGACCCAATTACTTTCGAACCTTACGTACCTAATTCTCTCCCTAGTGCTGGTGGTAATTTATCATTAAGTCAATCTCAAATTAATAATAGACAAGCTTGGACCGCTTTGGAAACGGAAGTAGGGTTCTCGACAATTCCTAACGTTAGGTATAGTTCAATAGGGTCTTATATCACAGATTTCTTTATTGATAACAATATAGCCTTCACTAGTGAAAATGTTACATTGTTAGCACCTATTATCAAAATGTACGCCACTCAAAAATTAAATAACCCAAATCTGAACGCGGCACAATTTCAAAATCAACTTAGTCAATATCTTAACAGAGAAACATTGATTCAAAACAACTTTTTGAATGGAGTTCTTAGTAGATTAAGAAAAGATTTACCAGACCAAGTACAATTACCTGAACGTGTAATTAATAGTGTCATCACTGGAGACCAAAGTAAGGTCGAAAATTATGAGGTTTTCAAATCGTTGAATGACAAGTGGATTGCTGGTGGGGATTGGAAAACCAAAACTTTATTCGAAGATATGTTATTTTTGGATAGAGCATCAAGAAATATTGGTGATAGTATATTACTCGATATTTTTGATTTGAAATATATGTTTGGTGTTGGAGGTAAAACTCCTGGTGATTTTTCTCTTAATCAAGCCATGAGTGTTTTCACTTTTATAAGTGGTATTTTGATTAAAAATAATTTTGTTGTGATGCCACTTCCAGCATATGTAAATTTCTACAATATTCAAGATGTTGATGTGAGTGCTACTCCAAGACTTGATAGACCAGAACAATTTGCAAATAATTTATGGGGGACATTTTTGGATGTAGATTATAGAAATTCGGGACCAAAGATGGTCTGTTTCTATGCTGGAAAACCTTCACAATACTTGAAATTACCTAAAGGAGATTCTAAATATAGAGACGATGCTTTTGAAATGAGAAGAGCTTCTGGTAATCCATTGTTAGAAGACCAACAAGGAAAAAAGGATTGGGCTCTTTCAAACAAGTGTGTCGGATTCAATGTCGATGTTGGAATTAGAAATCAGAACATTTTTTATTCCATGACAGTTTCTCAAGATAATGGGGTTGCAACATCTGAATCAATTAACGTTCAACTTAATATGGTAAATCAAGCTTCAGGAAGACAGATAGCCACACAAAATAATAGTTTATATAACCTATATAAAAATAGGTCATATAAATGTTCGATAACAAGTTTGGGAAATGCTCTGATACAACCCACAATGTATTTCAATTTACGACATGTTCCTATGTTTGATGGACCATACTTAATTACTGAGGTAAATCATTCAATTCAACAAGGGTCATTCCAAACTACATTTGATGGAACTAGACAAGGTTATTTCGATTTACCTACTATAGATAGTTTCCTACAAAGTATCAATCAGAATTTGATTACAAAGTTGGAAGAAATACTTAAAATAAATAAGGATCAAATAAAAATTGAAGCTACAACTGATAACGAAAAATCGAATGAAGTTGTACAAAAGGCGGATAACACAAAGGACACAACAAATTCTTGTGTTTCAAAAATAACCGCGCCAGTTTATGTAAATGGTGGATATGAAGCGGTTGATGCAACCTTGACCGAAATGACTCCACAAGTTTTTGCAGAGGCATTAAAAAGGTTATTACCTAATAACGTTGATTTGCAAGTTGCGATATATGCTATTTCTTACATCAGAACTTATCAAGAAGCTTCTGATACAGGCGCTGGTATGTTTAACGGATGGAACAATAATTTTGCAACATTGTCCCTGACTCAAGATTGGTTTGGACAAGTTTCACTTTTGGAAAAAAGATATAGTTGCATCAACATACGAACTAATCCTGGGAACTCGTCTTCAGAACCAATTGCTCATTTTAGTTCATTAGATAAATATATCCAATTTATGGCTGGCAGACTCCGAAGCAATCTCGATAGAATAATTCGCCTTGGATTAACGAAGTATTATGTTTGCCATTGGCCTGTTGATAACATTTCTGAGGAATACTATGATAAAAATAAAGATGAATTTTTAGAGACTAAAGAAACAATCGATAAGGCTTTAGCTTCTGCTGCGGAATCTGGATTAAAGACAAAGAACGAAATACTTAAAGACATCGAAAATAACAATAAAGACGGAAACCAAGAGCAGTTACCAACTGAAAGTCAAATTTGTCCTCCACCAGTGATATCCACATTCTCACCTTCTGTTGGAAATACAGGTACAATTGTCCAAGTCAATGGACGAAATTTTGAATCTGTAAAATCAATCAGAGTTATAAACAAAGATGTTGAGTTAAAAGATATTACTGTGTTCAACCCTCAGACATTGAGATTCACTCTACCTGCAGTTCAAATTCCTGAAGGGCAAAGTGTTGCAACTGGAAGAATAAGTATTACTACAGAATATGGAACATTCGAAAGTTTGGTTGACTTTACATTCAATCCATCGTTATCAAATGAAACATCATCACCGGGAGGATATGCGGATACTACAACCCAACAACAATTAAGTATTACACAGCAAGAAGTTATCGGTACAAATATAAATCCACAGAATACTGGTCCAATTCCTTTAATTCAATATAAACAAATTAAAGATGAGACAGGGAGCACTTCCCAATTAGAGGTTAAAGTGAATCCTGAAGTAACGGGATGGAAAATTAATAATACTAATTTATACAGTTACACAATTAATGAAGTTGTAGAAGGTCCTAATAATTCCATCAAATTAAATCAAGTTAAAAAGTTAGATAACCAAAAACTTGAACAATTTGTTTCGGAAGACCAACAAGAATTTATTGTAAATGAACAACAAATGATTGAACTTCTGAATTTAAATGATTACAAAATCAGCACTACTAAGACTATTGTGTTTATAACTTTGACCGCAATTCCTGATGATAGATCGGTGAATTCGGAAAATGTTATTCTTAATTTCACCTTCGAGTTAAATATTCCAAGTGTGGTCAAACGAGGAAAGGGTCGACTTAGTTTAGTTTCAGACACAAACTCTGGTGGGTTACCAAACTTTAATGGTAATAGTTATTACAATATCGAAAAACCAAATGGAGGGTATTATACTTATCAACTTACACCAACTACAAACTTGACGGTGTTGAAGACTGAAATTGTAAGAGTACCTGAAATAGATACTATGACGATTAATATTACAAATGGGCCTGACACAAAATACACCAATTTAATAAGAGTTTCTGCACTGGGAGAATTTCAGTTGGTGATTAGATATGTAGAGTCAGAATTACCGAACGAACCTTTCAATGTAACATCAGGAAAAATTATTTTATAACATAACAACATATTTATATAAAAAGATTCTTATGAACATTAAATCAGCATTAGACAATTATCTTGGTAAATCTGTAAGATTTTCGCAGGAAGACAATGGAGACGGAACCAAACAAGTTTGTGACTTGGATACAGGAGATTGTTACACAGTAAGAGAAAGAGACGGTCTCATCGAAAGAGCGGGTCATCAAACTACAGCCAACAGAAAGGTTAGAGTAGAAACCCCTAACGGAATAAAAACATTATTAAATGGTTAACCAATGAGTTTAGATAGAAAAATTATCAAGGAGATTGAAAGACACAGAAAAATCAATCAGTATATTTTAGAACAAGTCGGTGCAACACCTGAAGAGGACGTATTAGGGGCATTGGCACCAGCACCAGGAGCAGCACCAGCACCCGCACCTGCTGAGGCAACACCTCCACCAGCACCTTCAAATGAACCACAACCTATAGATGTTGAGTCAGACCCTGATGTCGAAAAAATCGATGATGAAGGTCAATCCGAAGAGGGTACAGAAGATAGTGGTACAGAAGAATTGGATATCACTGAATTGGTTGATTCCCAAAAAAATATAGAAACCAAACAAGAAGAGTATTTCAACAACTTGTTCAATCAATTAAATGATTTACAATCTAAGTTGAGTGAGATGGATAACATCATGAACAAACTTAACTCTTTGGAAAATAAGATTGAAAAATACAGAGAGAAAACTCCACAAGAGAAATTAGAATTGAGAACATATGATTCTTATCCTTTCAGTCAAAAACTTTCACAATTTTTCGATGATAAATCAGAAGAAATGGAAAAGACGGGAAAAAATGATTATGTTTTAACTTCAGACGAAGTTACGGATATTAATGTAAACGACATTAAAAATTCCTTCCAACCTGGTGGAGGATTAGATAATGAAGTCTATAAAACATCTTTCAGATAAAATCTGACTGAACGTTTGAAAGGTACCTTCGGGTACCTTTTTTATTTGACTTATTCTTACTTTTGGTTATCTTTGTTTATATAATTTATCATTTTAATTCTTAAAAAAAACTATGAGTTCATTAGACGCCGTATTGGCACAGTACGAAAAAAATCAGCAAGGGGGCGGGGCCCAATCGAAAATGTCGCAAGACGAAAGAATGAAAAAGTATTTCGCTTTAATCTTAGGAGATAAAGAGAAATCAGGACAGAGAAGAGTTAGAATTCTCCCTACACCAGATGGTTCATCACCATTCAAAGAAGCATGGTATCATGAAATTCAAGTTGGTGGACAGTGGCAGAAGTTCTACGATCCAGGAAAAAATGACAACGAACGTTCACCTTTGAATGAGGTTTACGAAGAGTTAATGTCAACTGGTAAAGAATCTGACAAAGAATTAGCGAAACAGTATAAGTCTCGTAAATTCTATATTGTTAAAGTAATTGATAGAGACCACGAAGAAGATGGTCCAAAGTTTTGGAGATTCAAACACAACTACAAGAATGATGGTATCCTTGACAAAATTATTCCTATTTGGAGAAACAAAGGTGATATCACCGACCCTACGAATGGTAGAGATTTAGTCATTGAACTCGCTAAAGCAAAAACTCCAAAGGGTAAAGAATACACAACAGTATCAACTATTATGTATGATGACCCAGCACCTGTACACACAGACAAACAACAGGCAAAAGCTTGGATTGAAGATGAATTGACATGGATGGACGTTTACTCAAAAAAACCAGTTGATTACCTTGAAGCAATCGCAAGAGGAGAAACTCCTAAGTGGGATTCAGAAAAAGGTGGTTACGTTTATGGTGACAGCTCGGTTGAAGAAACATTTATCGGTGGAGGGTCAAAGAAATCCTCATACGTTGATCCACAGATGGACGACGAACCATCATCAGATTTACCATTCTAATTAAACAACTCAACTCGGATACTAATTTAGTGTCCGAGTTTTACTCACAAACCTTATGGCAATCAAGAAGAACGACTTCGAAAGTTTGAAGAAGAAATTTTCAACATCAGCAAAATATAAACCCCAAAGATTTTTCGACTTAGGTCCTGACTTTTTGGACGCTGTTGGACTTCCTGGTCCGGCCATTGGACATCTCAATATGTTCTTGGGTCATTCGGATACAGGTAAGACTACTGCGTTGGTAAAGACTGCGGTTGATGCTCAAAAGAAAGGAATTCTTCCTGTGTTTATTATCACAGAACAAAAATGGAGTTTTGAACATGCTAAGTTAATGGGTTTCCAATGTGAGGAAGTCGTTGATGAAGAAACAGGAGAATTAGATTGGGATGGATTTTACATCTTCAATAACAACTTCGATTACATCGAACAGATAACCGACTACATCAATACTTTATTAGACGCTCAAGAGAAAGGTGAATTAGATTATAGTTTATTATTTCTTTGGGATTCTGTTGGTTCAGTACCATGTAAGATGACCTTTGAGGGTAAAGGTGGTAAGCAACACAACGCTTCTACTTTGGCGGACAAAATTGGTATGGGGATTAACCAACGTATTTCAGGTTCACGTAAAGCGGATTCAAAGTATGAAAACACTTTGGTTATTGTTAATCAGCCTTGGGTTGAACTTCCTGATAATCCTTTTGGTCAACCAAAAATTAAAGCAAAAGGTGGTGAAGCAATTTGGTTGAACTCGTCTTTGGTATTTTTATTTGGTAACCAAAAAGGAGCTGGAACTAACAAGATTACTGCGACAAAAGACAAGAGAAGTGTTAAGTTTGCCACAAGAACTAAAGTGTCTGTGTTAAAAAACCACATCAATGGTTTGGGATACGAAGATGGAAAAATTATCGTAACACCACACGGATTTTTAGCAGGTAAAGAAGCATCAGAAGAAAAGACATCTATTGAAGCGTACAAAAAAGAATATGCCGATTATTGGAAAGATATTATTGGTTCTGATGGTGACTTCACCCTGAAAGAAGAAAAAGAAGACTAGTTTATTGTTTCACATTAAAATCACTAGTTGTGATTAAAACATTATTAGTGGACGGAGATAATCTGTTCAAAATAGGATTTCATGGAGTAAAAGAGTTGTACAATGGTGGAGACCACTTAGGTGGGATCTACCATTTTATTAACATCTTAAGAAAGTTTTTGGAAGAACACAATCATGATAAGGTTGTGGTCTTTTGGGATGGAAACTCCAACTCATCAATACGAAAATCCCTCTATCCTCAATACAAAGCAAATCGTCGGCAAGATATGAACGAGTATAAGTACGAGTCATATCTACAACAAAAATCGAGAGTTAAACAATATCTCGAAGAAATCTTTGTGCGTCAGGTTGAAATAATAAACAATGAGGCGGATGACCTTATTGCTTACTATACCAAGATTTCTGTTGACGAGGAAATTATTATATTCTCTGCCGACAAAGACTTAACTCAACTTATATCAGAACGAGTTACAATCTATTCTCCGACCTCCAAACAATATTATAGGTATGGAGACATGATTACTATTAATAAGGTCAACATACCCCACCAAAACGTCTTATTAACTAAGATTCTAACAGGGGATAAGTCTGATAATATAGATGGTATTGAAATGTTGGGTGAAAAAACTTTAGTCAAATTATTCCCTCAGATGTTGGAAAAACCATGCACTATCGAGGAAATATTAGATAATGCACGAAATATAGAGCAAAAGAAAAAACCGAAGGCTTTAGAAAACATTTTGATTGGTAAAACTAAAAGCGGTACATTTGGAGAACAATTCTTTGAAACAAACAAAAAAATCGTCGATCTTCACAATCCTTTAATCACTGATGATGGAAAAGAACTTGTGGAACAGATACATACAGATACAATCGACCCCACCGACCGTGGGTACAAAAACTTGATGAGAATGATGATGGAGGATGGTCTCTTCAAGTACTTACCCAAGAATGACGAAGCTTGGGTAAATTTCCTCCGACCATTTATGAAACTTACACGAAAAGAAAAAAGAAACACAAACAAAAATTAAAAAAACTTTATGAAAGAGCAAGACAGCACTAAAATGGAATTTCTTCTAACCCTTAACGACAACATTGTGGTCCAAAGGTTTTTCAATGTTAGAGGTTATAATCCAAAGGCAAAAAACTCAATTGAATTTTACAACCTCATTAATGAGATTAAAGATGACTTACAGTATCATCTAAAAATGAAAACTGTTATTTACATGACGGACAATAGTGAATCCATCATGCATGACCCATCAGTTATGGATACCTCTTATACAGATGGTCCAGAAATTTTCAACATCTTCGTAAAAAATGGAGATACGACAATTTGTCATAGAATTTTTGATGGAAAATATTTTCCACCTAAGGTTCGTTATACCGTCGACGTACGACCATTTTTGAAAGACATTCTTCGAGAATTGACTGACATTTTTTCAGAACAAAGATTATCTTATCAATATTTGGATTTTGATTTGAGTAAGTGAGTATTTAATAATACACAGGGGAGCAATACAAATATATGAACAAAAATTTCGATTACTTAGGGAACACTTTCCAGATTCAACTATTGAATCAGATTGTGGTAGACAAAGACTTTTCATCGTCTATTCTTGATGTCATCGAGTCAACATACTTTGATAACAAGTATTTCAAAATCCTCTTACAGATGATTAAGGAATACTATGTAAAGTATGAATCAACCCCTAACTTCGAAACTCTCGAACAAATTATCAAGTCTGAAGTTTCTCAGGAACTAGTCGCAAAAATTGTTTTAGATACACTCAAACAAGTCAAAGAGGCTCCGTTTGAGGGTACACAATTTGTTCAAGAAAAAGCCCTCAAGTTCTGTAAACAACAAGAACTTCAGAAGGCAATGGATAAGGCTCAAAAAATTATCACTCAAGGTGATTTTGAATCTTATGACAAAGTGGAGGGGTTAGTTAGAGAGGCGTTACAGGTTGGTGAAATAGAGAAAGGTCAGACAGACATTTTCTCGGACTTAGAGACAGTATTAGATGAGGATTATAGACACCCGATACCTATGGGAATACCTGGTATTGACAAACTACTTAAGGGTGGTTTAGCTAAAGGTGAGATTGGAGTCATTCTTGCACCGACAGGTGTGGGTAAAACAACAATCTTAACGAAGATCGCAAATACTGCATTTAACTTGGGGTACAATGTTCTTCAAGTATTCTTTGAGGACAATCCAAAGATTGTTCAGAGAAAACACTTTACCATTTGGACGGGTATTCCACCTGATGAGTTGGCTCTTCATCGAGAAGATGTAATGTCAAAAATTACTGAAATACAAGAAACAATGAAAAACAAACTTGTATTGAAGAAGTTAGCGTCAGACACTATGACTATGAATCAGATTAAAAATCAGGTTCGAAAGATGATAGCAGATGGAAACAAAATTGATATGATTATGTTAGATTATATTGATTGTGTGTTACCTGAGTCATCATCTAAAGATGAGTGGAAGGCTGAGGGTTCGGTAATGAGAGGATTTGAGGCGATGTGTCATGAATTAAACTTGGTCGGTTGGACCGCAACTCAAGGTAATAGAAGTTCTATTTCTTCTGAAGTTGTAACTACTGACCAAATGGGGGGGTCAATTAAAAAGGCTCAAGTTGGACACGTTATCATTACGGTGGCAAAAACACTTCAACAAAAGGAGATGAATTTGGCGACAATCGCGATAACGAAATCCCGTCTTGGAAAAGACGGAGTAGTGTTCGAGAATTGTAAATTCAACAATGAACTCCTCGAGATTGACACTGAAAGTTCTGTAACATTCTTAGGTTTCGAAGAACAACAAGAAGAGAGAAAGAGAGACAGAGTCAAAGAGTTGATGGAAAAAAGAAAACAAAAAGAACAACAACAATTATAAAACACACAATTAATTATGGAAAAAATTTTAGTAGAAAATCCGAACAGGTTTGTGATATTCCCTATTGAACATAACGATATTTGGGAATTCTACAAACAACACCAAGCGGCATTTTGGACTGCAGAAGAAGTAGATTTGACTAATGATATTAGAGATTGGAATAATCTTACTGAGAACGAACAATATTTCGTTAAGAATATTTTATCATTCTTTGCAGCATCCGATGGTATTGTAAATGAAAATCTTGCAGAAAACTTCGTTAAAGAAGTACAATATCCTGAAGCAAAATTTTTCTATGGATTTCAGTTGATGATGGAGAACATTCACAGTTTGATGTATTCATTGTTGATTGACACCTATATCTCAAATGAGAAAGAAAAACAATTATGTTTTACTGCATTAGATAACTTACCTGCGGTACAGAAGAAGGCGAAGTGGGCACTTGATTGGATTAAGAACTCTACATTCCAAGAAAGACTTGTTGCTTTCGCAGCGGTTGAAGGTATCTTTTTCTCAGGGTCATTCTGTTCAATCTTCTGGTTGAAATCAAGAGGTATTATGCAAGGATTGTGTAATGCAAACAGTCTGATTTTCAAAGATGAAAACCTCCACTGTGATTTTGCAATTCACTTGGTTAATAACCACTTGGAAAACAAACCATCTGAAAAGAGAATTAAAGAGATACTATTGTCCGCATTGGAGATTGAAAAAGAATTCATTACTGAATCATTACCAGTTTCACTTATTGGTATGAACTCTAACCTTATGAAACAATATTTGGAATTCATTACTGACCAATTGTTGGTTAAGTTTGGATGTAAAAAAGAGTTCAATGTAGAACAACCATTTAAATTTATGGAGCAAATTGCCGTTGAAACAAAGGGTAATTTCTTTGAGTCTAGAACTATGGAATATCAGAAGGCTAAACTAAACGAAGAATTGTCATTTGACTCTGATTTTTAATTTAATACTTTTATACCTATGATGTCATTAAAGATAAAAAAGAGAGGAGGGGAAGATGTTGCATTCAATCCTCAAAAAATTTACAATAGAATTAAAAGAGCTGCAAAGGGTTTGACTGTAAACTCTGACGAAATATTCATTAAGGTTATTACATCAGTACCAACTGAAGGTAACATAACAACAAAAGAGTTGGATAAACTTGTATACGAAATTGCTGCGGCATATACTGGTAGTCACTATGATTATTCAAGACTTGCAGCATCAGTTGCGATTTCGTCTTATCATAAAGAGACTGACCCAAGTTTTTCTAATGTAATGCACACATTACACGTAGATGGTGTAGTTCACGATGATTTGATTGCTACGATTGAAAAGTATGGTCCATCAAAAATCGACGAAGTTATCAATCATGAAAACGATTATAATTTCGATTACTTCGGGTGGAGGTCATTACAAGAAATGTATTTGTTGAAAACCCCTCAAGGAAAAGTTATTGAAAGACCACAACACATGTATATGAGAGTTGCATTGTGGGTAACCAATACTTTCGAGGAGGCGGTTGAATACTATGAATCATTATCAAGTCAACGTATTTCCAAAGCTACACCAATCATGATTAACTCAGGAACAAAAGTCCCTCAGTTAGCGTCTTGTGTTCTCCATTACAACAACTCTGATTCTAGAGAAGGTCTGTTAAAAACTTTGAATGATATTTCAACATATTCATCAGATGCTGCCGGTATTGGATTATCAATGTCCAACATCCGAAGTAAGGAAAGTAGAATCAAATCTTCAGGTGGATTCGCTGGTGGATTGTTGAAGTATTTGAAGATTGTTAATGAGTCCTTAAGATTTTTTAATCAACAGGGAAGAAGACCAGGTAGTGCGGCAATCTATTTGGAACCGTGGCATAAAGATATTTTCGACTTGTTGGATATCAAAAAGAATACAGGTGCTGAAGAATTGAGAGCAAGAGATTTATTCACAGCGTTATGGATTCCTGACAACTTTATGAGAGCGGTGAAGAACAATGAAGATTGGTACTTATTCTGTCCTAACGATATTCTTAAAGCGGGAATCAAACCTTTACAGGAATGTTATGGTGATGAGTATGAAAGAAATTATCAGAAGGCTGTTGATTTGGGTCTCGGTCGCAAGGTAAAGGCACAAGAAGTGTGGAGTAAGGTAATCGAATCTCAAATCGAAACAGGTGTTCCTTACTTGTGCGCTAAGGATAGTGCTAACAAGAAAACTAATCATCAAAACATTGGTGTAATCAAACAGTCTAACCTATGTAATGAAATTTATCAGTATACTGATGAGAAGACTACTGCGATTTGTACTCTATCTTCAATTGTGTTGAAAAACTTTATTGTTGATGGTAAGTTTGATTACAACTTATTAATTCAAGAAGTAAGAAAGGCTGTTAGAGCTTTGAATAATGTTATTGATAAAAATAATTATTCAACCGAAAAAGGACTTAAGGGTGGTCTTGAACAACGAGCAATTGGGATAGGAGTACAAGGATTGGCGGATGTGTTTTGTCTTTTAGATTATGTTTTCACTTCTGATGAAGCTAAATCATTAAACAAGAATATCTTCGAAGCAATTTACTTCGCAGCAGTTACTGAGAGTAATGATTTGTGTAAGAAAGGTATTAGAAAACCTTATGAGTTCTTCAAAGGTTCTCCAATGTCAAAAGGTATTTTCCAATTTGATATGTGGGGTCTTAATGATTCTGATTTGTTCTTAGATTGGGGAACATTGAAGAAAGATGTCCAAGAATATGGTGTTTGTAATTCATTGTTCACAGCTCAGATGCCGGTCGCTTCTTCCGCGAAGATTACAGGTTCATTCGAGATGACTGAACCAGCACACTCAGCTTTATTTAATAGACGAGTTGTTGGTGGTGAAATTATGATTGTAAACAAATACTTGATTAATGATTTCGAAAAGATTGGTATTTGGTGTGAAGATTTGAAAAATGAAATTATCTTGAACGAAGGTTCAATTCAAAATATTAATTTTAATCAATACCTCGATTTCGAAGATAAAAACTATAACAAAAAAGTTAAAAGAATCGAACACTTAATTCCAAAATACAAAACTATTTGGGAGATTTCACAGAAGGAATTGATTAACATGGCGGCAGACAGAGCACCGTTTATTGACCAATCCCAGTCAATGAACATTTATATGTCGAACCCAACATTATCCAAGATTACATCATCACATTTCCATTCATGGGAAAAAGGATTGAAAACTTTATGTTATTATTTGAGAACTAAGGCAATTTCAACTGGAGCGAAACACTTAGCATTGGATATGTCAAAGGTACAAAAACCAAAACCAAATGTTGAAGTACCCAAAGTAGATTATAGTAGTATGAATTTACCACCAAAACCTGAGGGAATTGAAATCGAATGTTTCGGTTGTTCTTCATAATTAAATAATTAATCCCGATATATATCGGGATTTTTTATTTTGGGCTATTTATAAGGAAAAACAAGGGACTTATATTTATCTTTATGGCAAACGGAGTAACATACGGTTTAAATTTTCCATTCAGAGATTCAAGACGTGGGGATTTTTTAGAACTTACCCAATTGGAGGCTCAACAGGTGAAGTCTGATTTGATTCACTTACTTTTGACTAGAAAAGGAAGTAGATATTATTTACCTGATTTTGGAACAAGATTATACGAATTCTTATTCGAACCATTTGATGGACTAACATTTGACGCAATTCAATCTGATATTAGAGATGCGGTTCAACAATTTATGCCAAATCTTTTATTGAATCAAATCACAATTACACCAGCAGACCCTGAGGAAGAGGTTGACACTATGATAGGCGAGAATATCATCGGAACGAGTGAATCTCCAGTCTATAGATTACCTGGTAAAGGTACTTCGGAATACACTGCAAAAATTAGAATAGATTATTCGAACAACAGATCGACTTTTGCTCAAAGTGATTTTGTTATTATTAATATTTAATATAGATGGCAAACCGTAAAATTTCATATACAACTAGAGATTATCAGGGAATCAGAACCGAGTTACTGAATTATGTAAGAACATATTACCCTGAACTGATACAAGATTTTAATGATGCATCTGTATTCTCAGTATTTTTAGACTTGAATGCTGCTGTTGCGGATAACTTACATTATCACATTGATAGAAGTATTCAAGAAACAGTACTTCAATACGCACAACAGAGGTCTTCAATATATAATATCGCCAGAACTTATGGTTTGAAATTACCAGGCCAAAGACCATCGGTTTCTTTAGTAGATTTTTCTATTACGGTACCAGCCTTCGGAGATAAAGAAGATGAGAGATATCTTGGGATTTTATCTCGTGGGTCTCAAGTTTCAGGTGCGGGTATTGTTTTTGAAAACATATATGATGTTGATTTTACTTCACCATACAATGCTCAAGGGTTTCCTAATAGACTTAAGATACCAAATTTCAATGCGAACAATGTACTTGTAAATTATACAATTACAAAAAGGGAGTTAGTTGTTAATGGTATCACTAAAGTTTTTAAAAGAGTTATAACACCAAATGATGTTAAGCCATTTTTCGAACTATTTTTACCTGAAAAAAATGTTTTAGGTATTACGAGTGTTTTATTAAAAAGTGGGACTGAATACACCAATATACCAACAAGTGCAGAATTTTTAGGGCCAGCTAATAAGTGGTATGAAGTGGATGCTTTAGCGGAAGACAGGGTTTTTATTGAGGACCCAACGAAAGTATCTGACCAACCAGGAATAAAAGTTGGTAGATATATTCAAACACCAAATAGATTTATTAGTGAATATACACCTGAAGGTTTTAAAAAATTAACTTTTGGGGGTGGTACAAATACGGCACAGGATGCTCTTGACCAATTCACAACATTGGGGGCTACAATAGATTTACAGAGGTATTCGAACAATATTTCTTTGGGTTCTGCTTTGACACCAAATTCAACTTTATTTGTACAGTATAGAATCGGTGGTGGTTTGGGAACTAACTTAGGTACAAACGTTATTACTCAGATTGGTAACGTATCTTTCTTTGTTAATGGACCGTCTGAACTCACTAACTCCTCAGTTGTAAACTCTTTGAGATGTAATAACGTTACTGCAGCAATTGGAGGAGCGGGTCTTCCTTCACTCGAAGAAATTAGAAATTATGTTTCATTTAATTTCTCGGCACAAAAAAGAGCGGTTACAGTTCAAGATTATGAGTCTATAATCAGAAACATGCCATCAGAATTTGGAGCACCTGCTAAAGTATCGGTCACTGAAAACAATAACAAAATTTTAATTCAATTATTATCCTACGATACTTCAGGGAAGTTAACGAATATTGTTTCTAATACCTTGAGACAAAACGTCGCAACATATCTGTCTAATTATAGAATGATGAACGATTACATATCTATCCTCACCGCTGAGGTTATTGATTTGAGTGTTGAGGTTTCTATAGTTTTGACATCAGCACAGAACTCAGGTCAAGTTATTGCAGATGTTGTAGATAGGATTGCCGCTTATTTTAATCCACAAGTAAGGGAACTTGGACAAAATGTTTATTTATCTGAGATTCAAAGTATTGTTCAAAATCAAAATGGAGTTTTAACTGTTTCAGGAATTAAAGTTTTTAACAATGTTGGAGGCCAATATTCTTCAGCAGAAACTTCTATGCAATATTCAAACCCTGAAACAAGAGAGATTCAACCAGTCAACTCAACAATTTTTGCACAACCATCTCAAGTATATCAAATCAGATACCCTAATAAAGATATTAAGGTATCGGTTCAGAATTTCCAATCTACTACTTTTTCATAATCGGTTTATTATCCAAATCTTTGGTTTATAATTTAAATGTGTGTGCTTTCAATTTTTAAAAATTACGCATAAACTATTTATAAACTAAAGATATTACATGGGTGATTCATATAGAATTAAGACCGAACTTGGTATTAACAAATCAATTAATGTACAGTTAGACCAAGAGTTTGAGTTCTTAGAAATATTATCTCTTAAAATACAACAAACTGATATCTACACAAGAAGTTGTGCGGACTATGGTGTTTTGGTAGGTAGAGTCACTGCAAACAATGGATTTGGTGTTCCAAATGCTAGAGTTTCAATTTTCATTCCTATCGAACAGGTTGATGAATCAAACCCATTAATCACAAGTGTATATCCATACAAATCCCCTAATGATAAAAATGAGGATGGATATCGATATAACTTATTACCTTATACTCCTTCATATTCAAAACACTCTGCGACAGGAACACTGCCTACAAAATCAGATGTTTTGACTGGTAATACTACCGTTGAGATTTACGACAAATACTACAGGTTTACTTCAAGAACAAATGATAGTGGAGACTACATGATTATGGGGGCTCCACTCGGAGCACAGACTATAGTGATGGACGTTGATCTTTCGGATATTGGGGAATTCTCTTTGACACCACAAGATTTGATTAGAATGGGTTTAGCGACTGAGGCACAAGTTGCTGGAAATAAATTCAGATCATCTACTGACTTGAATTCTTTACCTCAAATTATTAGTTTAACCAAAAATATTGAAATTTCTCCTTTATGGGGAGACCCTGAAATATGTGACATATCAATCAATAGATTAGATTTTGATTTACGAGACGACGCTAATGTCGACATTCAACCAACTTCAGTTTTCATGGGTTCAATGTTTTCTTCTCCCGACAAATTCAGAATAAGACGAAATTGTAAACCCAAAGATAATATGGGTAATTTGTGTGGGCTTACTTCAGGACCTGGTCAAATATTGGCGATAAGACAAACAACGCAACAAGACGAAGACGGTAATCCTGTATTAGAAGTGTATGAGTTAGAACAAGCTGGTAATGTAATTGATGGTGATGGAACTTGGTTAACAGAACTACCAATGAATTTGGATTATGTTGTAACAAATGAATTTGGAGAACGAGTTTTGTCTAACGATTCTACTCTCGGTATACCAACTAAAGGTAAGTATAGATTCAAAATAAAATGGTCACAAGCAAACGATTTGACCATACAGACAAGGAGGCCAAGTTATTTAGTTCCTAACGTAAAAGAGTACGGATGGATAAATTCTACAACAGATCCAACCAATTCAGGAAGTCAAACAACAAAAGATATTCAAGAAAGTTCTTACTACTTTGGTTTGGCTTGGAGTGGATATACAAATGGGTTTACCGGATCTGAGGAGATAGATAGATTAAATGAAATCATTGGATGTGAAGACACTTTTTATGAATTTCAATTCAATCGAGTTTATACAGTATCATCATTAATTGACCAATACAAAAAAGGAGATGGACGAGGAAGATTTATTGGAATAAAAGAAATTGATGATGATAGTTGTGATAGTACTATTAACAAGTTTCCAGTAAATGATGGTTTCAAAAACTTTGATTTGTTATACTTTTTATTTTCCATATTATTTACGGTAATTCAGTTTGTTGGGTTAGTATTATTGATAGTCGCTCACTTACTTTTGGGAATTTATACTATTGTAATTCAAGCCTTATGTTTCTTGTGTGGAGTGGAAATTCCTGTAATCAAGGTAAGACCGTTTGGATTTATTTGTAATTTATTAAATATAAAATGTGAAACAAAAAATTTCACAATACGCCTACCCATGATTACATATCCTGATTGTCAATCATGTTCATGTAAAGAATCTGAATTGGATTCACAGGCATTGTTAGGAGGTACGTCGGGTGTTTTATCTTATGTCTCATATCCCCCGAGTTATGTTCAAGGTTTAGAATCAATCTTTGGCACGGATGGTACTCCATCTGAAGATGTACAAGTAAAGTCTAGTATTTTTGCACAAGCAATTGCTGGAAACAATGATTCAGTAACTGATTTGAATGTTTTTAAAACACCAAAATCATCTGTGGTGAGATTTCTATCTGATGAATCTGATGAAGACAAACACTTTGCTTTTTCTGAAAGTCTAACTGTTGGAGAACGTATTAATATATTCAATACAAGACCTTCATATTTTGACAATCTGAATAAAATAAAAGTTACTTTTGCAAAAGATTCAAACCTAGGTAAATTTCACTTTGACAACACAATAACAGTTCTATCTAATCAGACATATGAATCGGGACAATTATTAACTTCGGTAAATCCTGGAACTACAACAGATAGGAACTTTTTATATACTGCTCAAACTGTAAATGGAATTGTCAATGGAATTACTGGTACAACAATTCAACAAGCGACATCTATTAATGTCAATTATGCTGTAACTCAAACTACTGACCAAAGTGTTTTATATGCATTACCCACTGGAAGTACAGTGTCTAGACAAGTTTATCCTCAAGATAGAGAATACTTTCAAGTTGTAACAGCAATCACTGTATCGGAGGCAATTAAAATATGGAATTTAGAGACGGTGGAGGCGTTCCCAAATGTTTTAGCCGCACCATCACGTTTAATTTTGGCTAAAAAAAGATTAAGAGGGTATCGTAGAAATGATAAGGATTTTCTTATTAGTCCTTTAGATGCGTTTAGTGATATTGAAAACCAATTTATTCTTATTTTACAAAGGGGAGTTGACCCATATTCTCCAAAATATACAAATGAATATCGACTTGGAAGACTTTTTGGAAAAAATATTGATGACGAGGATTTGACTATAACCGCACAAACTAGGTTGAATATTCCAATACAAAAATTAACTCAAACTAGTATATCAGTTCAACCATTCACTCAGAATGGAATGTTTTATCCTTCATATTTTTTCACACCTGGTAATGATTTTTCAGGCTTTACAACATCTACTGTTGGTTACTACGGAAGTATTGATGCAAACTCTAACATAAACAGACTACAATCCGAAAATATGGGAGGGGTAACCGCTATGGTTAGCAGAACCAACAATGATTTTTATTCTCCAAACCAAAATTCTGCAAAATATGATTCGTCGGAAGATGTTTCTGGTGCGTCTTATATTTTCTCAAATATAACGGCATTTTCCTTGAATCCTCTCTCAGCGGTAATTTTAGGGGCATCGGTATCTATACTACTATTACCAATTCCAATCTTTGCTCCTTTGCTTTTAGCCGCAGCTATATTTGGAGGATTAATTTCAGCATTACTCGCGGTCAATTTCAATTATAAGGATGTACAGTATCAATATTTTACACCAAATGCGTATCCTTCGTTGTCGGCTAATCCGATGTCTATTTCATCAAAAGTTATTAATGTGATGAGAACTGATAGATTACCATCATCGGACGCTCTTAATGGAAGTTCGTGGGAAACCAATCCTGCTTTATTACAACAGAATAATAACTTTATATTCTATGATATACCTGAATTAGACCCATCAATAGGCTTGCCACCATATAGTCTTGGTGCTGAGATTCCTACCGCAGACTTGGAAGGTTTACCGAACTATACAACTGTACTATCGTCGTTTAGTTGTGAAAATATGGTCGGGTTGGATTGTTATCAAGGATTTGGAAATACTTTTGAGGTTAATCAAGAGTGTACTACAAAAGATGCGGTTGAAAAAGGGTGTTATATGTTTTTACGAAGACCGTTAGCGGATTTAGGTAAAGACATTAATAACTTCAATGAGTGGGGATATAGGTTCAGGTTTTTCTATGGTCTTTGTAGAGGAGTGCTTTCCCAATCATTCATGAACAATTGGATTAACGGTTCATTATATTTCTTTCCAATACAAGTTGATACTTTTTATAACAGACAAAATAAAGTCGGTCAGGTTCGGTTCTGTGAAGATGTGGTATATTATAATCGGGATAGTAATAACTTCTATTATAGAAGTAGTCCATACAATTTTACAACAAACAAATTTGTTGGAAAAATAGTGAACAAACAAGATGGAGGTATTAATGATTTGAACTTATTATATCCTACAACAATCATTAATTTGGGAATGAAAGATTATTTCTATTCTGAGATAACTTTTGACCCTACCACTCGAGGATTTATATTACCCAACATAAATCCAACAAGTTATGGAGATACTTCTGATTTGATTAATTTATTTGTAATATCAAGAATTACTGATGAAAATTTCCTACAACAATTAATACCTGCAGGAGATAACTCCATTAATCAATTATTTTCGAGACCTGAAAGAAGAATAGATGGGGACCTCGCCCAACTCTTGTCAATCAACAGTGAAATCGGAAATATTAATTTTTCACCTGAATATTATGATGTTTTTTCAGGAGATACAAATCCACCTACACAAATTTTAGGAACTGCGGAGAACCCAACAATTGGGGTATGGTTTTCATCCACTACGGAGGATTTACAAACTAAAGATTATTTGACCCCTGGAAGAATAAATTTCAGAGGAACTGATGATATAGGTTATTATCCGTACCCATATAGTATAAAATCTCAGGTGGTTCCTTTCTATCAGTGGAGATTAGATAATACTAATCTCATCTTCGGAAATCAATATAATAGTTGGGCAACTTCATCTTCCGATATTGTACAAAATGTAAGATATCAGTCTTTAGATAGATATGCATCTGATACCCAGTATTTTTGGAGCAACAACTCAGAATCTAATGATTTGAACGCACGTGGATACATATTCAATGTCAATGGAACAGTTGGTAATGGTCAATATATTGTAACGGGGGCATTGAAACAAAAATTTGTGGTTGGAGCCCCATTCCAATTTTATTTTGGAACCATTGTTGGACAAACCGCCTTGGATAAATTCAAAACTAAGTATTCTGTAGATGAATAAGTATACAATAATACCGAGTGGACTTAGATATAAGGGAGCCCCATCAATAGATGAGGAACTTTCTATAACGCTCCAAGAACAAAGTCAAGAACTTACTGAGTATGATAGGACTTCGACCTTGAATTTGGCACAGATTTATGACGATGAACGACAGACCTGTACGATATTCAGACCAACATTCAAGGTTACGTATTTGTATGATAATACTTATACTGGATCTACGACCTATTTGCCCTTTCAATACAACCTTTACTATACTGACCCAACGTCTTCAAAACAAAGTGGTATATGGAGAGGGTTCCCCCAATACTATGAGTTTGATTTTTATAGACCTAATGTAAATGACAATCATTTTCAATACAAAGCAAAAAGTGCTTACACTTACAATTGGATGTATTATTTAACATACCCATATGAAAATGATAGTAATCGACAATTGACATACTACTCTACGAAAAATAATGATGTGAATTGGATTGCATCAAGTGGAATCCCATTCTCAATCGTGAATACCACTCAAAATGGTAATGGGTTAGTGTCATTTGTTTGTGTTGCTCCTCATGGATTAACTACAGGAGAATATGTAGAGTTGTCTTTGACTTATAGGGGGTCTAACATATTTCAGGTATATTCTATTGGTAATGGATTGTTTGGAAGTAGAACACATGTTTTCAATTTATTCAACATTGGATTTACAGGTGCGACATTTAGTAATGGCACGATTGGAACGTTTAAAAGGGTAATTAACCCTGACAACTTAACGGAAACTAGATCGAAATACTATGTAAAGAAATATAAAGTTTTAACTAACTTGAACGACCTTGCAGTTACAAAGGCGGGGTTTGAAAAAAATGTCTTCGGTGAAGAAAAGAAACTTGAGTATAGTTCTATAACTCCAAACAACGTTACAAGAATATCTCAAAAATCAAGTAGTAATGCATATGATGTAACATCCAACTATGACTTGGACTTTGCGGGTTTCTTGGATAATCAAAAGAGACCACTGAATGAAATAAGTCTTACGATTGTCAACAAAGGTTACTCAGGATACTTCAATCAGCCATTCAATGGAGTTGGTTTGAAACAGGGTTGGGAATTTAATTTATCTAAAACTCCAAATCCTTGGTGGGATTTGAACAACCAAAGGTCGAACACAAGTATACCAGTTTCAGCATACACTCTCACCAATGGTGCGACAAAGACGTTTTTCTATAACACGGATTTGAAACCTGGTGATGTCATGGATGGTGATTTTTGTGAGTGGAATGACTATGAACAAGTAGAACGTGTAGTATCACCATATTATCACAAGATAAAGTATAATCAACAAGTTTTTCAAACTACGAATAATTTTTCAACAAACTCTCCGGGTTATTATTATAAACCACATAACACCATGGTCTTGAGGGTTTTTTCGGACTACATCGAGACCGCCGAATTAGGTCAGATTGATAACGTCCCAAGTTGGGCATTTTACTCTACCTCCGACCAAGAGTTTAGATGGAGGGATATTTATACCTATGGGTTTATTGACAATTTGGGTCGTGGAGTCGATTATCCATATTTGAATTCGGCACAATATCCATATACTCAAGTGATTTTCAGATTGATACCTGAAGGAATAAATTATAATGATAATCTCGATGGAGAGGATTTTGCAATTAAACCACTAATTGATGAGTGTGAATAAATTTGTAATTAAACAAACTGGTCTTGTTGAAAAACAAATCAACATTCCTGTCGAACTCAAGTGGGATTATTTGGGCTTAGATTTGGCTATTGATGAATTTGAACAAAAGGCTATCAGAGATGTAATAGGTAAAGGAAGAGATTTTGAAGTTTCGAGGTTTGCTCACGCACCTGCAACTGGTACTACAGATAATACCTCAATTAATTATGAATTTTATTTTTATTCAGGAGGTTCCCTTAATGACTTAAGTAATTGGAGAGTCAATTATTTGAGTGAGGGATTTACCCCACAAGAAGTGTTTTATTACGAAAATGTGTTTGCCAATTCATTTTTCAAACTGGATTTCTATGATACCCCTGATGAAAAACAACAAACAAATTATTTGACTATTATATTACCAACACAACAAGGTTTGGTGATGGAGACACAAATGCAACGTACATTAGTCAATATCAGAAAACCTCAATTTGTTTTGGATTATGTTGGTGATAAGGAAGGGTTTTTTGTGTATTGGTTGAAGAAACGAAATTTTCTTAACATAAATACATTTTATATGACGGCTAAATTCTTTAACGCAAAGACGGGCCAATTCACAAAAATGATGACAGGTCGTGGAACAACTCCAATTGATAGAACAAATGGACCTCAATTTAATTTACCTGAGAACAATAAGTTTTATTTTGATAATACACAGTTTTTCTATTATACGGTGAAACTTGATTATGAAACACAAACGTATCAAGTTTTTAATACAAATGGACAGAGGGTGGGTACGAATATCCCGATAAAATGGTATGAGTATGTAAATCCAACACAATAATGTCACAGGATAGTTATAGATTTATAGTTTCACCTGAGAATATCAAAGGGGATTTGTCTGTTGTAAATTACAGAGGAACTCCTGTTGGGGTTTACTCTGCGATGACCCAAGTTGTAAGTTCGGGCCCAAGTGGGACTTCGATATTAACTGGTTTATCTGTAAATGTTTTGTTAAGACAAACCGCGGTTGATGCTGGATACTATAGCCCATTTGATGGTGCGGTGTTACAAAAGGATGTGGTAACAAATTTTTTATTTTCATCAACAACAAGTAATCCGTATGTTTGGAATGTTTATAATACATCGGATGAATTCCAAAAGTTTTTAGAACTGTCAGTGTATCGAGTGGATTGGGGAGATGGAAGTCCAAAACAAACCATAACAACTTATGCTCCCAACTCAATAAGTCATACTTATCCAACCGCAACCAAACAGTATACTATTACTTTGGAGCAAACTAATCCTTGGGGTATTACTAAGGTATCAAAAACAATCAATGTACCATTTACGAATGTCGTACCTTTTAATCCACAAGGCGAGGCGTTTTTTGCACCCTCCACAGGAAATTGGATTGGGACACCAGTATCTTATGATTACATTTTTTCGGGAGATGCAGTAAATGTTGTTTCGGCTCAGACATCAAATAACTATGTTACAATTCCATTCATGATTTCGGGAAATACAAAATCGAGAGTCAATGAATTGGCATTATATGGTAGCCCAAAATTTCAAGTTGGAGTACCAGTAATTAGTAATGGTCAAATATGGGGAGCGATATCAGATATTAATCCTGTGTATACTGCCTATACAATTACTGGTGTTCATTATTATGATTACAATGATGGAACAACGATATTCTTCCAAGAATCATCTGGTTTAACATCAAACAATTTGACAGCACAACCTATTACAAAAGATGAGGTTCTACTTAAAGTTATGGACCAAGCTCAGATACAAACTAACGTATTCGTTGAGAGAGGAAAGAATAGCGCTTACGAAAGGGTTATGAGGTTAGGTGAGGTAGATAACTTGGGAGATATGATTAACTACGGATATGGATTCTTTAATGTAGTTAATAAAGAAAGAATTAATTGAAAAAAGGAAATAAAGTATTTATAAATTAAATAAGAGAATATGGCAATCGGCTCATACGGTACAATAAGACCTTCAGATGTTTCACCCGCAGATGTTGAAATTATCATGAATTATACACCTACAAGGGATGTGACAGACCAATTTGTTCTTACAAAGTTGGATGCACAAACAATTTTAAGACCTTACTTTGCAAACTCCGAGACAGGAGGGAATGCTGGTGTTGAAGTTTTGGGAGGTCTTTATAACTTAACACTACCCGCAAATCAGTTCAACGCGTTGGGAATTTACACTTTATATATTAGACCCGCAGAAATCAGAACGGTAATTAGTGATTGTGGTGTTTTAAGCGCATTACCGAATGTCAAAGGTATTATAATTGATATTTCTGATGTTCCTGGACAATACCAAAACAAATTTGTTCCACAAGGATTAGTTGGGTTTAGGGTTGAATATCTTAATCCTGATGGGTCAAAAATCCCTAATTTTTTTAGAGTTGTAACCTCGAGTTTTTTTTGTGAGCCCGTTGTGACAAACGAAGTTAATACAAGTCAAAAGGCGATAAGATATAGATATGTTGAAGGTAATTCAAATTTGATATTTTTGACTCTATCTCCGTCTTCATCACCAACAAACAAACCAAACGCAACTCCGTACATCGGACAGCCCGACCAAGATATTATTATTACAAACACTTTCTTCAATCCAGTATCTATTGAAATTGAAATGGTTGAGTACGATATTTCTTCTCTTGCGATTGCTCTATATGGTAATCAAACTAAGTCTATCGATGATGGTATCTACACTATCTACGACTCTAACGATAACATATACAGACAATACAACCTATACGAAATTAGAGACCAATTTAATGCTCTTCTTTATGAGGTTAGACAGAGTAGAGGTAATAATATCGATTTCAGTAAAAACTTTACAAATATAACTAGTTAATGGCTACGACTCAAAGGACTACCAAATTTTTTTACCCACCACGTCCCGGTAGTGGTGCTGCAACCTTCTCTGACAATATTGTAGGATTACAAACAGTCGAAGGGGGAGGACTTACGCAAGGTAACTTTGAGTTCACAACTTCTATTACGGAGAGAGTAACTCGAGATTTTAATGTTGGAGCGTTCTCTCAACCGATAAGCTTGGAAGGGTTAGATATTAATGATTTAACTGAGAGTAGAAGAATAATGGCAACACAGTTCAGGGTTTATCCGAACTATGATGTGTCACAAGTTCTAAACTTCTCAATGTATGGGTCGTTAAGTAAAAGGTTTCAAGTTTCAATTACGGAAATTATACATCGATTTCCAGCATCTTTGGATATACAGTTTAACAATGAGGATTTTGTAACTGGAGCAACGGCAACTAATATCTCTTATGATTCAACATTGAATGAGACTACATTCAGAATAGATACTAGTAGAATCAATAACCCATTTGATATTGATTATTCATTAAGTGCGACAACAAACTTATCTGTAAGAGAAATTACAGTTTCTCCATACAGAAATTTATATAATACATACTTAGACTATTGTATTGCAATTAATGACAATATATACAATGTAATTTCATTCACACCGTCTCAAACATTATCGTCAGGATTTATTGAATTTATCGTGTCAGGTGCACCATTCGGTACAACTGCAACTACAACTAATGAGGAATTCCAAATAAGACCGAATGATTTTGTTGTTGATAGAATATTCGCGGAAGATTTTGATGAAGTACAAAAATTTTTATTGAATAGACTTATCAGACCTGAATATACTGCAATATTTCAAGTTCCACAACAAAACGAGGCGGGACAGTTTTATACAGATTATCAACAAGTTACATGGCCCAAAGAAGGCCCTTGGAATTTGGATATCAAATCATTTTTGTTTGAAGGTTATTTAAGTCAGCTCGAAGCGATTGCAATTAATTTGGATTCATTTAAAACAAATTTGATATCAAGATTTTTAGTGACTGATTCTTTAAAAGAATTTGATACATTAGGACAAAAAGTCGAAAAGATATTTCAAATTTATGGTAGAAGTTTTGACCAAATCAAGCAGTTCATAGATGCGTTAGCGTATATGAATTCAGTTAGTTACAATCCTTCGAATGATATTCCATCACAACTGTTGGTTAATTTAGCACAAACACTCGGATGGAGTTCAAATTTTTCTCCGATTACAAACGAAGACTTCCTCAGTTCTGTATTTGGAAATACTTCGACACCTACTTATCCAGGTTATGCAAGAGCACTCACACCAACAGAATTAAATTACGCGTTTTACCGTAATTTAATTTTGAACGCTTCTTATTTGTTCAAATCAAAAGGAACAAGAAGGTCAGTTGAATTTATGTTAAGGTTGATCGGAGCTCCTGATTCGCTAATAGAGTTCAATGAACATATCTATTTAGCCGACCAAAAAATAAATATGGACCAATTTGGTGTTCAGTGGGCGGCTATTTCAGGAGGTACATATGTTGAGAGTACACCAGGGTTTATTCCTGGATCTACTTATAAAATAAAGGGGCAAACATTTAGTTCTTTCACTTCCACAAATACATATCAAGATGTGACAACTAGGTTGGATGATTATCCTGTAGATTTGGAAGGGTTTCCAAAGGCTCCTGTCAATACTGAAAGTTATTTCTTCCAATTGGGGGCTGGATGGTATGAATCAACTCCGTCACATAGAAGTCCTGATGAAATAACTGTCACAGGTCAGGTATTCACTGGGCAAAATTTCAATATTCAAACACAATTAACACCGTTCAGTTATGGACAACTTTACCTAAATAGATTTAGAGACTTTCCATATATGACGGAAGGATTCAAACTTAGAAAGGTTGTGGATAATAATAAGTCGTGGTTAGAATCAGATGACAGGATTAGAGTATCAACGAGTGCGGATTACAATGCTTATTATTTTGTTGATAATGAAAAGTTAGTTTTGAATGTCAAAAATGTGGACCTATTCTTGAACCCAGCACAAGGTTTAGTTTACGATGTTTGGACTCAATCAAGAAGATATGACTATCCAATACCTGAATCAGGATTAACAGTCGGATATCCCGTGCCAGGTGGGGTGGATTCAACTTTTGTTAACCCACAGCCAAAAAAGAAAACCTTTTTTGAATTCTCTCAAACTTTTTGGGAGAACATGATTAATGTTAGAAACCGTCAATACATCACCGATGGAAAAACAGGCGGATACCCAACATTACAATCGATATTTTGGAAGTACATTGAGTCCGAAAGCACCGTTGGTTTACCTAACAACAAATACACTTATCAAAAATTAATTGATTATGTAAACGGTATTGGTCCTTATTGGATGAAGTTAGTGGAACAAATGATTCCAGCTACAACGATATGGAATACAGGAGTCAGAATGGAAAACTCCATTTTTCAAAGACAGAAATTTGTTTATCGAAGACAGAGAGGATGCCAATTTATCCCCGTTCCTGTTGAACCTTGTTTCATCATATCCAATATTTTTGATTATACCTGTACAACTGAATATACTGACTTCAACATATTTCCGTGGTTAAATGGAGACGTGGATGTAAGTAACTTCAGTAGTATTTTGTCGAATAGAGTTAACAATATGTTGGCACAGAGTGGACTTACATTGAATGACTGTATACAGAATTCAGTTGAAAGTAATTGGTATGTCGATTTAAGAATTGGAGGGGATGTTATAATCAAAGAATTATACTATGTAGGATATGGTTTGACTGATGTTCCAACTAATACAATGTGGAGGAATGCTTTAATACAATATCTTCCACAACTATATGACTATGGTTTTACATATTTCTTGAATGGTAATCTGTTAACAATCACAAGTCTTACTTGTACGGAAAGAAATATTAATGAGACACTTTCCTTGAATTCAGGAATAAATATAAGTATTAATTGTACTATTAACTAATGGCAGTATTAAATTATAACATAGCGGTAACAGGTGATTGCTCCAGTAATAACTCAGGTGCTTTCAATCTATATGTTAGTGGAGGTACTCCCCCATACACAGTACAATTTGTCAATCCTGTTTACACCCCCCAAACAATTGTAGCCCAACCGGCATCTTTAGTTGGTTTGGCAAGTAATGTATATCAATTAAGAGTCAACGATAGTACTTTACCCGTCAATAGTGAATTTCTTCTGAACATACCCATATCAAGTGGTGTATGTGGGTCTATAGTTGCGGTACAAAATACTACATGTGGTAACAACAATGGGTCGGTTACAGGTACATCAACTTCATTATATTCATCGACCAATTATTCGTTATATGATGTAAATGACAACTATCTCACCTCGGCGACAACGAACACGAGTTCAGTAGTTTTTGGTGGATTGAGTGCGGGGACCTATTATTTGGGGGTTACAGATTTGGGGGGTTGTACCGCGTTTACTCAAACATTCTTAGTTCAAGAATCGGAACCTTTGGAATTCGGTTTGTATGCAGTACCAAATTCAAGTTGTGGAGGTACACCAATAGGTAAAATTTTTGTTACAGGTCAAACAGGGTTAGCGCCATATTCTTATTTATGGAGTAATGGGCAGACTGGTAGTACAATTACGGGGTTAACTTCAGGTGTTTATTCTGTTGCTGTCACAGATTCATATGGATGTACGTTATCCAAATCCGCTACAATAACTAATGTGAGCCCTGTTGGGTTAGGATTATTTACTTCAACCGCACCAACTTGTCTTCGATCCAACGGAGTCATTAATATGACAATAACGGGTGGTACTGAGCCATTTTATTATTCGGCATCTACAGGTGATGTTTTAGTATCTTACTCAAGAACGTTTTCAATTTCAGGACTTTCAGCGGGACAATATAATTTCTTGGTAACAGATGCGGGTTTGTGTCAAATGACTGCTGGAACAACACTTGAAACCCCTGGTGGGATTACAAGTGTGAATGTACAAGGACAAAATTCAACTTGTTCAAGCACAAACGGTTCTATAACGGTTAATTTAGTTGGGGGGACTGCACCATATACTTATACGTTGATTTATCCTACGGGAAATCAACTTAACGTGAGTAATTCCCAAACTACTCAAATATTCAATAATTTGAGTGGAGGAACTTATACTGTAAGCGTTTCCGATAATAGTGGGTGTTCTTATTTGCAAGAAGTAACATTAGTCGCTCAAAACAAGTTTACAATTTCAACACAAGTGGTTGGTACAAGTTGTAATCAGAATAATGGTTCGGTCACAGTTCTCACAACAACGGGAGGGACTCTACCTTTGGACTATTCCGTTGATGGAATACAAAATGTAATCGACACTAATTTAAGTGCTGTCACCTTTAATAATTTATCATCAGGAACTCATATTGTAACAGTCACTGATGCGGATGGATGTGTCCAAACAACTAATATATTAGTTCCGAGTAGTCAGTCGTTGAACTATTCTTTATACAGTACTTCTTGTGGTAGTGGGTCAAGTGGAAAAATTACGGCATTTATTTCTTCGGGAGAGCCACCATTTAGTTTCAATTGGTCAGATAATGTACCAAATGAGCCACAACAAATCCAAGTTAGCGGATTGACTGCGGGGACCTATTCTTTGACCGTAGTAGACGCAAATGGTTGTTCATTGACAAGAAATACAACTATAACTTGTGACACAAATTCCACGTCCTACCAGACTTATGTTATGGGGGCTGAAGTGTTCAATATTCAATCTCCGACTAAGTTTGGTTTACTTCAAATGTTGAACGAAGGGTATTTCGACTTGACCTCAGGAAATACAGGTTGTGATTTGATCAGCGCAACCTTTACTGCCAAAGTTTCGGTGAATCCATCAGGTATAGTTGCATCCCAAAACTTCTTTACATCAACTTCTTTGGTTCAAGTACCTTCAGATAACCAATGGTATGATACAATTCGTACTTTATTATTAGGTATACCTGGGGTGGGAAATGTAATAATTGACCAACTCAATAATCAAATAACTATCGAGACAAGTAGAAATAATAATTCTTTAGAAGGAGAGGAAATTGTTGTTGACTTGATAATTGGGTACGACATAATTTGTTTATCATGACACAGATAAGAATTACAGACATTTCGGGAGGTACTTTTCCAGTTAACGTATATATTTCAGATGTATATGGGAACAATCAAACATTAATTGGTACAATTTCTTCAGGGCCAGTACCCCCAGTTGTAGAATACAATACAGTAATCCCTGCTATATTTTCAACTGCACCTGAAATTATGCTTCGATTAGTCGATGCAAACAATTGTGAGGTAATTAAATTACTGACTTGTACCTTTGGTTGCTCATTCCAAATCACAATTGAATTAGCGTCTTGTGTTGTGAATATTGATATTCAAGAATCAGACTGTAATTTTTCAATTTATAGTTCATTACCAAGTTGTAGTATCAATTTGGTTTGATGAAAAAATAATAATTCCATATTTTTCAAATATAATAATTCAAATAGATCAGTCGTGGTATTTATTTAATAAAAACCTCGAATGTCTATATATTCTATTTTAGTAACAAACAATGCGCCTGGTTGCTCCACAGAGATTGAACAGCAACTAACTGTCACTGGTTGTACTTCATACATCGTAAGACTTGCATCCAATTCCAACGCATTAGGACCATTCAACATTTACGTTGATGATGTAATTTATTATTCTGCTGCTACTAGAAATGAGATGTTCAATGGTATCGTGGTTACTTTGGAATGTGTCACTCCAACTCCAACTCAAACTCCTACCCCAACTTTAACTCCAAGTATAAGTGCAACTCCAACGACTACCCCAACTACAACAGAAACACCAACTCAGACACCAACAAATACTGCGACTCCTACAAATACGACATCAGAGACACCGACTAATACACCAACAGCAACTACAACACCAAGTCAAACTCCAAGTGAAACTCCAACTCAAACTCCGACATTGAGTCCTGGTGCAACACCATCTAATACTCCAAGTGTTACACCAACGCTCACACCAACTGCATCCGAAACACCTACTCAAACACCTACAATTACTCCAACTCAAACCGCGAGTCAAACACCAACTCAGACTCCGACTGAAACCGAAACACCAACACCAACTCCTTCAGTAACACCTACATTGACACCAACTCAAACGATAACTCAGACACCGACTCAAACTGAAACTCCAACCGAAACTCCAACAAATACTCCAACGGAAACTTCAACACCAACACCTTCAGTAACTACGACAGAGACTCCAACAAATACACCTACACCGAGTGTTACGGCTAGCGCTGGGTCTACACCTACACCTACAGAAACATCTACACCAACACCTTCCATTACTGCAAGTCAAACACCAACTGAAACGCCAACTGAAACACCAACACCAACTGTTACTCCATCGCAGACACCTTCAGAGACACCTACATTAACTCCGTCGAATACTGCGTCTCAAACACCTACTCAAACACCAACAAATACAGAAACTCCAACTGTAACTCCAACTAACACGCCTTCACTGACACCATCGAACACTGCTTCGCAAACACCTACTCCGACTCTAACTCCGACGGTTACACCGTCGAATACGGCTTCACAGACACCAACACCATCTATCACCGCATCGGAGACATCAACTCCAACTCAGACACCGACTATGACACCGTCAAATACTGCGTCACAAACACCAACTACTACTCCAACACCAACTGTAACTCCTTCAAATACTGCTACGCAGACACCAACCAATACTATCACTCCGACTGTGACGCCATCGAATACGGCTTCACAGACACCAACACCAACCGAAACTCCAACTCAAACACCTTCAAATACTGAGACACAGACCCCAACCCCGTCTGAAACTCCAACTCAAACACCTTCGAATACCGCTTCGTTGACTCCGACTCCTACTGAAACTCCAACCCAAACACCAACAACTACGGCTACGTTGACACCAACTCCAACTTTAACACCAACACCAACTAACCAACCGTTGTTTGCATATGCGTTGATTGACCAAGCGTCTGCGGCACCAAGAAATGACTTGAGTGCTTGGATGACAGCACAAGGAAGTGCCTTTAGAGGATTTAACGTAATCGGATTTAATAATCCAAGTACGAACCAATCAACGTTCGATTCTCAGATGAATGCTTATATCAGTTATAGTGGATGGGGTATTTATAATCCAGCAATTGTTGTGACGGGTGTGACAACTACATCAGTAGGAACTGACTTACAAGGACAACCAATTCAGGCGTACAAATTCCAAACTGCGATTATACCTGCAGGATCGTTCTCAGGAACATCGGCTTGGATTACGTGGTTCGTATCAACAGGTGCAACGAATGGACAGACATATTCAACGATAAGTTACGGTCCGACGGCTGCGGCATCAACAACAGCCACTTTACCGGCAACATATCTCGGATTAGTCATTAATTATTCGGGCAGCACGATTCCACCAGGTACTTATAAAATGTATACCACTTATGCGGATACGGCATTTAGACCATTGGTTGGAAACTTACCTCAATTCTATAGAGGTGGTACATTAACCTAATATTTATAAATTAAATAAAACAAACAAAAATAAAGAAAAATGAGTTTCTCCTACAAAAACCCAACATCAAGTTCAATAGTGACGGGACCAATATCGGTTCTTAGAGATGCTGATACTGGCACAAATTTCAGTGTAGATAGTATTGGTGGATATATGGAGGTTTGGAGCCTTTCAGACTTAGTATGGACAATTGATGCGCAAACTAAAATTGATGGCGGACCCGTATTATATTCAGGCAACACTATTCCAATTTCCTTCTCTTATGGTGGAGACGGACCTGCCCCAATTATAAGTCAACTTAACTTAAATAATGACGGTATATCTTCAGGTAGAAGGAGACTTGGTATGTTGGTTTATGTGCAAGAAACTCAACTGACCTATCAATATACTATACCTAACTATGAGTCTTTATGGAACATTGCTTTAGCGGATGGAGATATTTTTGAGTTCGAATCAGTTTACCAAGTATTAAATATTGGTGCTGGAGGTCAAGCTCTTCAAAACGCATGGACAGGTTCTACAATTGAAGGTGTTAGTGGAGTGACTCATGAGAACGCTAGATGGAGAATAGCTAACTTGAATGATACTCACATTACAGGAGGAACGTATTATTCGGCAACAACGACTTTAGATTTATTTGACAGTAGTGGGAACACTATTGTTATTACAGGTTTTACGGGAACCGTTACAGGAGGAACATATAATAGTGGTACTTCAACGTTGACTCTTAATAATAGTGACGGCACTAATGTCCAAATTACAGGAATAACCTCTGGAGGTTCTTTGAGTGTTGGAGACGGAGGGACTCCAGTCACTTCAGTAACGGGAATTACTTTTAGTGGTGCTAGTGTTATTGATGATGGTGGAGGAAATATTACTGTAGTTGTTAGTGGTGGAACATCAGGAACTAGCGGTACTTCAGGAACTAGCGGAACAGATGGAACATCAGGAACTAGCGGAACAGATGGGACATCAGGAACTAGTGGTACTTCAGGAATTTCAGGAACGAGCGGTACAGATGGAACAAGTGGAACAGATGGTACTTCAGGAACAGATGGTACCTCAGGAACAGATGGTACTTCAGGAACAAGTGGAACAGATGGTACCTCAGGAACAGATGGCACTTCAGGTACAAGTGGAACAGACGGCACTTCAGGAACAAGTGGTACTTCAGGAACAAGTGGAACAGATGGTACCTCAGGAACAAGTGGAACAGACGGTACTTCAGGAACAAGTGGAACAGATGGCACTTCAGGAACAAGTGGTACAGACGGCACTTCAGGTACAAG